AACTTGGAGTTTTGCTTCATGAAAATTTAACTGAATTGGGGTTTGGTCTTCGTCAAGATACTGAACTTCAAATGTAAAAGTCGTATTTTGGTCTACTTCGAAATTTTTTTGCGCTGCCACATTTACCCCTAAATTAGAAAAGCCCTTATGCCAATTTTAGCATAAGGGACTTCCCAATTGACTATAACTTAGGCCTTGTTGGTAAATCCAAAACTCTTATCATTTGGATTTAATGCCTTTAGGATTACGGGCGCTACCGCTGCAATTCCGCCAAGTAGCAAATCTTTAGGATTTGTATTACCTGTCATGTATAAGGCTAGTGCTGCTGAAAGAAATGCTCTTCCGTAGCTTGCTAGTGCTGCTAGGATCTGTTCTTGCATAGTTACCTTTCCATCTTTGTTTAAATCTGCTTTTGCAAATTTAGCCATTTTGTTATCTCCTTGTGGGCAATTTGCCCTTGGAATTTTCGGCTAGGCCGAATACTATAATTCTACCACTATGCGGAAATATCCACAAGTTCGCAATTACCGTCAGAACTGCAAGCTAGCGTGGCAGAGGGTGATGTCCCATCTTCTGTTTCGTAGAATGATAAATCTTCCCAACGAATATCTTTGGGCATTTTTAATACAAGGTCATCATATTCTTTTTTTGATACCTCCTGGTACGGGGCCTGCTTGTATGTGTGATCTGAGTGAGGCAGAAAAGATATGCCAGAAACTTCATCAAAGTTTTTATATACCCAAGCTCCTACTTCCATCCATTCATCTTCTTTAACGGAAACTGTAATCGATGGCTTATGCTCACACCAAGCACGTTGATAAACTAGCCATATGTCTAGGTGCTGAATGGCTGTTAAATCATTTCTAACAATTGCACCTTCTGGCGCTTTTACTGGAAATGAAAATACATAAGTGTCGTTTGGCTTCATGACGTCGTCTTCCACTGGAATTCCGACTTCCTTCAAAAATGTAGAGATAGGATCTCCTTTTGAGCCACGAACTGTGCGAATGTAATACGGTGAATGCCATGGATGCATTCCTGAAGATACCCCGACCAATTGAGATACTGTTCCAGAAGGCTTTACGCAAGTAATGGCGGCAGACTCAGGAATCCCAATTTTCCCAGCCTCTTCTTTATTAACTTCTCTTGCTCTTTCACGCATTGTCATTAAGAATGACTCAAGCATTACTAGATCTTCTTTGCCAGACATAAACTTATGGCCAAACTGCCCTGTAAGGGAAACTCCAAGCAGCCTTTCTTCTTCTGTGTTATCTTTCCAAATTTTACGTAGGTACTTAAAGTCAGTTAGCGTTGACTGCCAAGTTCCAAGAATTGTAGCAAGCTCAACTTTGCGTTGAATGTCTTTCTTTGTATCATTTTCACGTAATACCACTTCTGAAAGGTTGCAAAACTGATAAGGACGTAAAATAATTTCTGAGCACGGGTTAGTTCCGTAGTGTATATCTGGATCTCTTCTTCCAAACTTGGCTGCCTGGGCTTGAGCTGCGGCCACATTGTATATGCCTCGTTCTCCCGACTTTGAATCATAAAGAGATTTCCATTCTGCAATAAATTGCTCCATCTCTGGCTTGCGTGAGTATGCAACAGAGTTATTTGATAATGCACGTTGTGGACTTGGCTCCCACCAGTTTCCCGACTTAGCCTGCGCCATTTCAATATCGTTGATGTTAGAAAGAGAAATCATTGCTGATCGTCTTACGCCACCCACAACAACAACTTCACCAATTTTACACATTATGTCGTGACATTCAATTGGCTTAAGATTTCTTCCTGCTGCATTTTTAAATTTTGCAATTGTAAAATCAAAAAGGTTTATAAGTGGTTGTGGGCCAGAAGATCTTCCACCCATTGTCTTAAGTCTTGCTCCAGCAGGTCTAACTTTAGAAACATCGATTGCGGGGATATGACCTGTCCACAGTAATGCAAGTAATTCACGATAAGATTTAGCCCAACCTTGTTTTGAATCTTCAACAACAATTACAGTATCTGATTTTTCAAGTTTTTCTGGTACTGAGGGAAGCTTATTGATGTACTTGTATTCAACTGAGAATCCGACACCAGTTCCACACATAAGTACATACATTGTTTCATCAAATGAACGAGGGGAATCAACTGGAAGGAAGGCACAGTTATATCCAGCAACATTATCTCTTTCTAAAGCAGCACCTGAAGTCATTACTGATCTCATAGATGGCATTACATTTCTTTCAAAAACAAACTCTTTTAATTCCGCAACAAGCTTTTCATTTGGAATATAATTGTGATTTGTCTTTAAATGATTAGTCATAAATGTAAAATATCTATCTACTGTTTCTCCCCAAGTTTCTCTACGCCCTTCTGCTTCTACCCACTTTGCATACCTGGATAGGGCAATAAAGTTTTCATAAGGATTTTCAATAGTTTGTGACATTTATTATACGACCTTTTCTCCGCCTTGCGGTGCTAATTTTAAGTGAAGTCCTAGTGTATCAAACTTTTATTTAATGGTCTAGGGCTAAAAAATATTTTAAAGAATATCATTATGTGAGATAGCATTTTAGTCAACTAACTTGACAGGTGTTTATAATCAATGCTATTCTTAGAGTTCGTTATCTCTATAGGAGGAAATGCCAATGGAGAATATAAAGCAACAGTTTAGCGATTTGGTTCGTGACTGGACAATAATAGCAGTAACAATGTTATTTTTGTTTGGATCACCTGCAAACGCTTTACCTGTAGTAAAACCTTTAGTGAAAACTGAAGCCCAATTAAAGCAAGAAGTCTTAGATAGTTTTAGTAAAGAAATTTACAAGCCGTCTGAGATGCTTACAGATCAAGAGTTGTTAACACTTCTGGAGACTGTAGGATTCGAAGGAGTAGGCCTTAAAAAAGCTTGGTCCATAGCAAAGCGTGAATCTAATGGAAGACCGCTTGCATATAACGGGAATAGGAATACAGGAGATAGTTCTTACGGACTATTTCAGATAAATATGATCGGAGATCTTGGTCCTACAAGACTTGAGAAATTTGGTCTACAGAGTAACAAAGAGTTATTCGACCCAGTAACAAACGCAGAGATAACGTACTATATGACCAATGGCGGTATCGATTGGTCAGCTTGGAAGGGTATGACCCCAAGAGCTAAGGAATTTTTATTAAAATTTCCGACAAAGTAAAGGAGATGGGATGAGGATACAATACGTATCAACTTACATCTCCATGTCAGAAGAAGGATTGGTTGAAAAGCTTTTATGCCCAGTAGACCAATCCCTTCTTTTTTGTAATCAAGATTTAGAAGATAATATTTTTTTATACTGCTTGGAGTGCAAATACCTGAAAAATATAGGTGCAGCTACTTATGAGAATATAGTTAAGCGGGTTAATTTAAATGATAATAATAAACAATAAGACATACCCAGATAAAACAATATTTAAAGTAATTGTTCCTGACTCCTGGGTTATACATACAGACAGGAAAGAAATAAAAGATCTCCCAGTTGTTTTTTTGCAACCAGGGATGACAATAATTGATGAAAATAGAAACATCAAAATAAAAAATATAAAAGTAGTTCCAGAAGATAATAGAGTACCGTTTTACCATATGCATATTTATAAAACATCTGGGGTATCGTTGTACGCTAACCTAGTAGATTATTTCAATGACTTACAGATATATAGAAACTATATTTCATACATAAACGATGAATTACTATTATCATCTAGCTTTATTAGCGGCCATTTTGCTTCATACCCAGTAGATTTATTTTTAAAAAATAATAAAAAATTACATACCTTTACATTATTAAGGGATCCAGTTGATAGATGCATTAGCGAGTATTTATACAAAAATAAATTTATAACAACTGAAGAGCAGCCTAGCGTAGAAGACTTTCAGATATACATGATGTCTGAAAGATTCACAAAAAACTTACAATCAAAGAACATAACTTCTTCTTTGGATATTACATCTGCTAAAACAATCTCCAGCTTTGCTCTTTCTGATTTAGACATAAGGCGTCAGCAAGGTCCATATGATGCCTACGTAAAAGATCCCAGGTCACTGGCCAAAGAGACAAATGAAAAAAATTGGAAAGACCATATTAATAAATTTTCTTTAATAGGTACTCTAGAAAATAAAAAAGACTTTGATATAAAAATTAATTCATTAATTCAGTCAGAGGGGTATTTGTCACACAAAGTAAATGACCTCTATTTGAATAGAAGCCCTTTCTCTACATCGGAATTTAAAAAAACTTTGCCAAAGCACGTAATTGATAAAATTTTATATAGAAATCAGCATGACGTAGAAATGTATGATTTTATTAAATCTAGGGGTGTATAATGGAAATAAATCCAAAAGAAATATTAGAAAACGAGTCAACTCCAATGATCATAACAGATGCAATGGGTAGAGAGATATGGTGGCAAGATGCTGGAAGACCAGATTGATGAAAAAAATAACCTGGAAGAGAACCTTCCAATGGTTAACTATATTATGCTTCACAGAATATACGACATGCTAAGTTTAATAGCAAAGGGATCTGTAGGGCAAGAAGAAGTTAGCAAAATGATAGAGTATCACGAACAAGGATATCTATTGGGCCCAGAGCCAGCCTTTAGGCCTAACGAAGAAAATGATTGACATTAGTTTTTAACTAATATATAATTATGTTTGTATGAGTAGTAGCATTGCAAAATGTTCCTCATACAAAGTATCGTAAAGATACAAAAACCCAATCGGATCCGCCTCTGATTGGGTTTTCTTTTTTTATTAAATAGGGTGTATAATTAATTCATGAGCCCAAGATACTTTGCTAAATTTACTGGTAGCCACACACAAAATGCTGGTAACTGGTATCATTTTGCTGCAAATGATTACAAGCAGGGATCCCCAGAAGAAAAAATTCATTCTATTAAAGATAAGATTTATAACTTTTACTTAAAATTGATCAAGCTTCGCTAATAGTGCGAAAGTGCGGCGACGGTAGAGACTAAATTTTTTTGGCTATGCCAAATGATGTCAGAATATATCTTATATTATCGGATGAAGGTTTTACGCCATGAGTATACTCTTCAGTAGCGGGGTGAGAAGCAAAAGAACCTCTAACTGGCTTATATTCAAACCCCTTATATGGATAATACAACTGTCCTCCATCGTAATTATCATTAATATAACAAATGAAACCACGCTCTACATAAGGGCTATATCTACTTTTATCAAAATGAGCTTCTAGTATTTGTCCTGGGAATAACCTTTGCAATGCACGTACTTCGGTTATTAGTAAGTCTGGGTACAGAAGCTTTATCTTGTCATTAATTGCTTTAAGAAGGCTTTTATCTTTAATCACCTTAATATTAGTTTTCCACACAGTATCTTTAAGGTTAGATGTATGGCTAGTTTTGGAAACCTCTGAGAGTTCCCAAGGTTCATCGTCGTAAATTATTGCATCAAGAGCAAGAAGCTCTTCTTCGCTTAAAAAATTAGCAATGGTGTAAACATTATCATCTAAATATGTCTTATTCATACAAACCTTTACAGTACAGGAGAATCTAGAACTAAATCTATATTGTCATCAATATTGGATTGATGTTCTCTATCACATGACCCACAACTCTTACACATTATTAAAGTATACTATATCCAGCAAAGTGAAGTGCGGCGGCAGAAGAGACCATTTTAGAATTTAGCATCATATAGGGGATCTCCACTATATTCGTATATTAGATTCATTAATAATAAACATCTTGTATGGGATTCTAAGTACCATATGTCACATACCCCTGAACTTGCATTCAAACATGTCTCTAATCGGCTCTTGAGGCCTTCTATGACCCATTCTAGCGAAGACATAGCCATAAGTTTATTAGCTTCAAAATAATTATTTTCTTTATAACGAACTTCGGCTAGATATTTCGCTAATTTGTCCGATTCGTCCGCATTTACCAAAATATACTACTTGCTACATATATAACAACTAGCACTAGGCCAAGGATCTGTATAGACCTATATAGCTGAGAGTTCTTCATTATCTATATCTTCGTTTAGGTCGAAATCAAAGATATCTTCTAGTCCCACCTTTTTTAAACTTGCAAATAAAGCATACCCAGAAGAGATTGCTATCGCAATTAGAACTACTAACACCCATAACTTCTTCATATATATCCTAGTCAACTGCTTTTATATTGTAGGGATACTGAGATTTGAACTCAGAATCTATTGCATATAAGACAAGTGCTTTAACCAAATTAAGCTATATCCCCTAGGGACTAGCGTATTCGATTCCCGCCGATTAATTTTTCAATACAGTGTGTGCAAAAGTTTTCAAGTATGCCTTTAGCGTTTATACGCTCTACATACTTTGGGTTTTCGCAAAAGTCACATTTCATAAATCTATTGTACCATAATTCTAGTTGACTGTAATATTACATAATTGTAAAATGTTAATAAAATATTTTTTTGGACTTATCACTTGATCTTAGGTCTTAGGTCTTACTATATATTTAATATTTATTATTTATTGATTTACTGACCCCCCGACCCCCCTAGAAAAATTATACTATTTCTATTTTCGTTGTCAAGGATTTATTTTTTATTTATCTGTTTATTTTTTAAAAGAACAAAGGTATTTATTCTATTTCTATGCATTTGTCCGTTTTGTGATAGATCTAAATTGTCGATATTCCAAAATTTTAACATAGGTGCAACTACTTCATTCATGTGTATTGGTAAATTATAGATACCAGCTTCTGCAACTGAGCCAGCTATATCTCTATACCCCTCCATATTAACACTTGGCATCTCAAAGTTTGTTATAACATCTGCTAGAGCCCCTATAGTAGCTTCTGGATCTATCTCAAAACATTTTTTTGCTACATTTCTATAAAATATCATATGTAGATTTTCGTCTCTAGCAATCTGAGCCATTAGAGCATCCCCTACTGGATCTCCGCAAACCAAACCAGTATTTCTATGGCATATTCTTGCAGCAAGCTCCTCAATGGATGTATATAGCAACATGTGTAGCCAATCGTGTGCAAACATTGGCATCTGTAAATTATCTGACATAAAAGCTATTCTAATGTCCTCAAGTTTTTTTGGATCAATTGCACGAGTTGTTAAAACATAGTCTCTCAATGCCATGCTATGCCTGGCCTCCTCAGCAGTCCATCTATCAATCCATTTTTTCCAAGGATGATTCCTGCCAAAGTTTGAGACTAGCTCTGCGTGATACTGAGGCAAATTATCTTCAGTAACCAGGTTTAGTATTATTGCATCTGCTACAAGTTTAGATATTTTAGACTGAGACTGATCCCAGGCTTTCCCATTTAATGGACCATCAAAATTTTCTCCATCCGACCATGGGACATACTCATGTGGATACCATTGTTCACTCATCGAAGCATGACGAATCATCTCTGCTTCAACAAATGGTTCTAGTTGGCGCATCATCTCTGGGTGTAAATCTTTATTATAGGTAGCCATATTAAATAATTATACCAGGGTTAATGTTATTTCAAATTTGAAAAAATGTTAATATATTTTTATCTTGTACGATACACACTACAGAAAAATTCGGACATTTAGGATAGACCGCACATAATGAGCGTGAATGTGGCGCAACTCACAGGGTTTTTCTAAGATTTATTTGCGACACGCCCGAGAAACACCTCTAAATGTCAGTCCCCCCTGCTATGATAAAGGTATAAAGAAAAACAAACGAAAGGGGTCAAAATGACTCAACTAACCGAAACACTATTTAGCACTATCGTGCACGATTTCCACAATGGTGGCGTAAAATCCTCTTATGGGCTAAACGCTTACACACGCAAGGAAATCCTTGCCTACCTTATCCGCTCTAAGGGTTGCGAGTGTATCAACTGCCTGTGAGGCAACTCACACGCTAGGCTCTCCGCTCTACGGCGTGTCGTGTTGATAATGTCAGCCCGATACGCTACAATTCCTACTATAACTACTAACGAAAGAAGAACAGATAATGACTATCACTTACTCACTATGGGACGGCGCTCAACTACTAGGCGTGGATTTCACCGCTACTAGCGCAGAAGAAATGAACAAGACAGTAAAAGAACTACAGACAATTTCTAGTAATGTAGTAGCACACCTACGAAAGGTTTCAATGTAATGTCATACGCATACTCATACCAAACTAACTCAATAGATAAATACGCCTCTATTCAATCAGATGTCGCAGACGCATACGCCTACCTTGATGAGGTAGATGAGGAACAACCTCCCGTTGATGATTTTGATGATGTTGATGATGAGGAATTAGCAAAACTATTCACACTTACTTGGGAGGCATAATAAATGATTAGCAACGGATTAGAATTAGCACTAAACGAATACGGCTTAGAGTTTGATAGTTTCTTAGGGGCTATCTACTTACCTTGGCACACTATAATCATCACCGCCTTACTAGTAACCGCCTATAAGATTTACAAGAGAAAGAAGAATAAGTAATGACTACTACTCGCCTACTAACTACCTTAGTGCAATTAGGTATCGGTATTCCCGCCCTGCTAATGCTTCGCCTAGTAATAAAAGACCTTAGAGAGAATGGACTCAACTAATGAAATCACAATTAGAAAAAGACATAGAGATAAAAGAAAGCTTTATAGATTTACTAAATGATGTTTATCCTACAGTAAAGATTGGTTACTCTACCTTCACACCCGCCGAGATACTAGAGTGCTGTGATCCTGTTGCGTTTGCTATTGGACTAGTGGAGCACGAGGACTACTTAGCAGAATTAGAAGAAGAATAGCGGCGTGTCGGCTTGACAATGTCAATCTGGCCCGCAAAGGCACGGGGTCGGGCGTGTCGTTACGAGATTGTTACAGAAGCCCTGGAATTCTACGGCGTGTCGATTTGACAGACATATCGGACATATTTGTGTGATGAGTATCACATAGGTTGAGCGTCTTACTATGTGGACTTACTGGCTAGTAGGTAGAGAAATGTCAGTGCCCTAATGTATAATGTCTACTATAACAACAACGAAAGAAGGTCAGTAATGAACCTAGATGAATTCAAGGCGCACATCACCGCCACCCGTGAAGCAAGTAAGGCAGAAGCCTTGTCAGTGCTATCTGCTACAATGTCCGTATCAACAACAACGAAAGGTGACAACTAATGTCAGCAAATGTTTATTCCGTAGAGTCCCTACTTATTGGGAAAATGTATTACTCTCGCTCAGTAAAGGGCGAAATAATTGACGCAGAAAAAACCTCTAAGGTTTGGTATGCCGATTGCGATACTTATCGTGTTCAGGTTCGCCCCTCTAATTCTTTTAGCGATACTTATCGTTATTTAGCGGTAAAGGTAGGTGACTAATGTTAGATACAAAATACATTGACGAAACCGAATTCTATTTCATAAAAGATGAAATGAAATTTCATTGTGATGAAAGCCAATTTGTTTATGTGTGTAAAGAACACGGCGAGCAAATGGGTTGCTACTATTGCGAATTTGACTACGATAAGAAATGCGAGTGTGAATAATAATGGGATACATTGAGATTTTCCGTATGGATGATGAAGGTGCGGGCTGGGTAGATTTATCCGAAGCAACACCCGATGAAATGTTCAACATTGAATTAGGGCTACTGAATGAGGGGGCTTTTGAATGAGCCAAATAGCGGGGATGTGGATTTGCGATAATTGCGATACCCTTGCCGTTGTGTCAGTGCTAACTGATACAATACAAATAACACAATGTAAATGCGTAACTAACGAAAGGGAAACTAATGTATAAATTGACTTGCGCTTATGACTCAAATGCTCCGCATTGGTCAGCAGAATACGAAAACGAATTTGGTGCGTGGGAAAACTTTTTCCTTTTCACCGATTGGGGATTTGCTAACGAATACTCAACTGTAAATCTAATGACGCCAACTGGCAAAATGCACACACGAGTTTTCTATCGTGAAGGACGAAAGGTCGTAACAAAATGATGACACGAAAAGACTATGTAGCAACGGCAGAAATTCTAAAGTATGCAAGCGATAAAACGCACCCCGCTTTATTTTCTAAAATCGTAAATGATTTCGCTGAAATGTTTGCGAAAGATAATGAGCGATTTGATGTAGCAAGATTTCACGAAGCGAGTAATTACAATGTTCCTAAATTCACTTCAAGATAAAGTAAAACGCATTCAGGAATTGCGCCGCAGTAATGCGGCGCAACCTGTTCGCAATAAAAAAAAATACACACGCAAGATCAAACATAAAAATAAATATTCAGAGTAGCGCATAAATATGCAGCTGCCCGCTCTTTTGTGGGGGCTTCATGTGAATTACGACACATGTCCGAATTGCCTGAAATTTTACGGCGTGTCGATTTTGATATGTCAGTCCATTCTGCTATAATTTCCGTATCTACCAACGAAAGAGGTCCACTATGGAACTATTTACAGTATCTTGCTTGAACTATGAAATTTGTGGCGCTCAAGAAACTTTTGACAATGATTCAGAATATGAAATTTATGGCGATGATTATATCTGCGCTGAATGCTATGCGTCTGAGGAAATGGAATTCTTTGAAACTATTGGCTGGTCTGATTCTGACGCCCTAGCGTCTGCAGGCCACGGTATGGATGAGGATTACTAATATGTCAGAGGCCACCGCTATAATTACCCCTATGAAATTAAAACGTTCTAATGATAGAAAGGTCGCTAACCTTGTCACAAAAAATGGAAAGCAGGCAGCAATTGCCAACACGTTCGGATTACCTGCTGGAAAGAATTATTCTTGTCCTGGCGCAACGTCTATTTGCGAGAGTGTCTGCTATGCAGGAAAATTAGAAAAGGTATTCCCTAGCGTTAAAGTTAATTTGTTACACAATTGGGAGCTCCTACGTAATGCAGATATGGACACAATGCTTATTCTATTGGATGAGATGATTGTTGAATTTATTGCTGACTGTGAAAAGAAAGAGGCGCCTAAGTTATTCCGTATCCATTGGGACGGAGATTTTTTTAATGATGTTTATACTTATGCCTGGAAGACTGTTATTGCTAATCATCCCGATGTTCAATTTTGGGTTTATACACGAGTAAAGTCTGCAGCGCTTATTCTTAAGGATGTATCTAATCTATCTTTATACTATTCTACCGATGATGAGAATAAAGAAATAGCATTCGATTTGAAAACTAATTCTAAGGTCCGCCTTGCATACCTAGGAAAGACATTCTCTGCAACGGAAAACACAATGAAAGAATTGACTGGCAAGCCTGGCGCTAAGTGTCCTGAGAATATGAAGAGTATTCCGCTTATCTCTAGCAATGGGTCCGCCTGCGTATCTTGTGGCCTATGCGTATACGGTAAAGCGGATATTAGATTTTCTGCGAGTAAAAAATGATGTATGACATTCTCGGATCCTTAATTGGAATTTTATTAATTGCATTCTTATTCTCACCAATTGTGCTAGCAGTGTACATGTGGAATGGTGCAAAATTTGATAACGACAATGACGGAAAAGATGATTTGCCTAATCGTTGGTAACGGCGTGTCGACTTGACAAAGTCAAGTTGGCCCGCAATATTGTGGGGGGTTATCCACAGGCTTACGGGGGTTATCCACAACCCCTGGAATTGTGAGTATTATCACAAAAGCTGCGACACGCCCATAATGGATTAGGTAATGTCAGTGGCCAATGCTATAATACTCTTATCCAACAACGAAAGGTAACAAATGACATCAGTAGAACACTCACTCAAATTCGTAACCGAGTTTGACGAAACACATCCTATCGCAAAACAATTCTTACAATTAGATGAACAATCACAAATTGCTATGCTAGAGTCAATGCTAAAAGATTTATTGGTATCTGCAATTCAGCCAGTAATTGACCACATCAACGAAAACGGCTCATACGCAATTCTAAAGGTGGCTAACTAATGGGATACACAACAGCGTTAGATTTATCAGACTTAGGATTAGAGCAAGGTATCTCTATTCACTTACAGGGTAATCACTATCCACCCGTTCCACTTTCTATGGTGCAACCTTGCATCGAGGCTATTGACGCATACTGGGCAGATGAGTATGATAAATTGATCGAAATGCCTGAAGGCGTATCTTATCGAGGAGATAAGTTTGCACCCGCACACGCAATAGTAGAACAGCATCACTTACACGCTTGGCTACAAGAAAGTGACTAAGGTCACACAATAACATTCTCACATAATGAGATAGGGCTAGACTAATGTCAGACCCCAATGCTACAATACTACCTAACAAAGAAAAGAGGCAAAAATGACAATAGAAGGAAAACTCTATCAGGTCGGCGATTTATTCACCAGCCTAAAGTCAAAAAAGACAGGTGTTATCAAAGAGATACACCCACAGGCATCTGGCTCGGTGCGTGTGCTACTGGAACTACCTAGCAGGGAAACTCGCTGGACTTCAGTATCAGCCAAGACACTACTTGGCTAATAAGACGGAGGCATACACCATAATCGGGTGCTAAGCCACGAAACAGGGACAGTTTAGGAGAGTATCTAGTCCAATGTCGTAAGTAAGAACTCTCCCCCCTTCGGGGGAAATGTCAGACCCCCCTGCTATACTACAACTAACAACAACCAACCAACGAAAGAGGAAAATAAATGGCTAGAGGAAAAGCAATCTCAGTAAAAATCGCAACACCAAAGGTAATCAAGGCACTAGAAACTAAGTTAGCACAACTAACTAAAGACTATCAGGCACAAGAAGCAAACGAAGCAAAGTATCAAAAGGCTTACAAGGCTTGGCAAAAAGAAATCGGCAAGTGGGCTATTGCTAATTTCTCAAAAGCAGAGAACCTTCGCACAAACTATCGCTCTTGGAACAAGACACTCAATGTTGATTTTGACATCATCACAGAGGAAACTTCTTTCCCAACAGAACCTGAAAAGGACTTTGAGGTAATTCATCAGCACACTTATCGTGAGATGAAAGAGGAGATGGAAAACGCAATCCGTATTCTAAAGATGACAGATGAGGAAACAGTTTCCACATCAACTTATCAAGCGGTTGCTCGTTATCTCTAAATAATTTGGGGGGCAGAACTAAAGTCCTGAACCCAATCGTTCTCGCATAACGCTAAATTGCGAACGACCTGAGTAAGTCGCCAAACTGCTCTCCTTCGGGGAACTACTAACAAAGGTAATACAATGGCAAATCGTTTCAGAGTAGAAATCTACGATGCAAACAAAGCAAATGACATCACGATTTATTCAGATCAAGGTGTTGATAAAGAATACTTAACTGAATTAGTATTCAGCAACATCAGAAACTTTAGCGGAAAGATTAACGCTTATGTTTTTGATAATGTAAAAAAGAAAAAAACAACTGCGATGTTTCTTGATGAGACCACAGTTGAGTTTAATAAAAATCTAATTAGCAATGCTAAAAAGGTAGAGGTGGGGATTTAATCTCCAGCTCGGCCCCCGCTTTTGGGGGGTTATCCACAGGTTTACGAGTGCTTGTGGATAACCCTGAAAGTTTGTGAGAATGATCACACCGCACAATTCGGACAAATGACTATCTAATCTAGACAATGTCAGTGCCACCTGTTATACTTACAACTAATCAAACGAAAGGTAAAAAATATATGGCTCACAATCTAGAAATGGAAAATGGCGAAGTTGCTTTCGCTCTCCGTGGCGCACCTGCTTGGCACAATCTAGCAAATCGCATCTTCACACAAGATGAAGAAGTTACAACCGCAACAATGCTTGAAGAGGCAAAGTTAGCAAATTGGAATGTTCGCTTATCTCCAATCACCGAACACATTCCAGAATCTTGGAATGATGTTTCAACTGCATCTCTTGTCATTCGTGATAACCCATTCAACGGCGGAACTGATGTTCTTGCTACTGTTGGCAAGCGTTACAAGCCTGTGCAGAATGAGGAACTATTTGCATTCGCTGATGCAATTCACGATGCTAACGCTGACTGCCGTTGGGAATCTGCTGGCTCATTAAAAAAGGGTAAAGTTGTATTCGGCACTGTTGATATTCCTCGCACAATGGTTCTTGACCCACAAGGCGCCAATGATGAGACAAAGTTATATCTAATCGTATGGACATCACACGATGGTTCTGTTGCTGTTCAGGCAGCCGTTACACCTGTTCGTGTTGTATGCCAAAATACGCTAAACCTTGCAATGAAGAATGCTAAGCAATCTTTCAAGATTCGCCACACGCAATCTGTTGAAGGTCGTATTCAAGTTGCTCGTGAAACTCTTGGGCTTGCTCTTGGATATTTCGATGAATTCGAAGTTCAAGCAAAAGCACTTTACTCACAAGCAATCACCGATGCTGAATTCTCTAAGTTGATTCAGACAATCTATCCTAAGCCAGAAAAAGATGCTAAGGGTGCAATCAAAAAGTGGGAGAACAAAGTTGTTCTGCTTGATGACCTTTATCATAACTCACCTACTAACGCTACAATCAAGGGAACAAAGTGGGGTGCGTTCAATGCACTAACTGAGCGCCTTGATTATTATCGTTCAGGTCGTGGCAATGGCGAAACACTTATGGCGGGTGCATCAGGGTTTGACCCAGTTCTAACCGCAGAAAAAAATAAGTTGTATCGAATGGTTGCAACTTTCTAAAAAAAAAATAAATAAAAATCCTGAGCAAGATTTAAAACTGCTCACAATTTTTCTTGGTCTGTTAGCTCAGTTGGTTAGAGCGCTACCCTGTCACGGTAGAGGTCGACGGTTCAAGTCCGTTACAGATCGCAAAGCGCCCGCAATATTAAGGGAATTAAAAGTGTGTTACGTGTCACATAAAAAAAGCCCTGAAAGCTATTGTAAATGTCAGTGGGCTCGTGTATAATTCTCATCATGACCAACGAACTAGTATCAAGTAAATATACATTTGTCTGTGACCCAGATGAATGTGACTGCCTAATTGAATTAACATCATCTGACGGGTTTGGATTTCCATCAGGTGTGACAGAACTCACGTGCCCGTGTGGTCGAAAGACCACCTTGGTGTCAGTGGTCAATGCTACAATTGCTCCTATAACCCAAACGAAAGAGGAAAAAATGGAACCAACAACAACACAAATCCCTGAGTCATATAACTCTAATCTATTGGTAACCTACAAAGTTATCCGCGGATTCTCAGATGCAGAATATGCAACTGACAAGATTACAAGTCTTGAGTGGGACCTACACAATGGACGCCAATCTCAGAAGACTGTCGGCGTTCTAAATAGCAAGATTGATTCTGCTAAAGAAATTATCTGCGAAGCATATGCAGACTCACAAGACCAAGACACATTGCGTGAAATCGCTGAGGCGCTTGGTATTGAACTTATTAAAGAAGTTGAATGGTCTGCATCTATTGAAGTTAGCGGAACATATTCATATAACATTCTTGAAAACGATTATGACTTAGACCTTGAGTCAGAAATTACAGATGCAATCTTTGCTGATTCACATAACGGTAACATTGAAATCAATGACCAAGAAGTATGTAATGTGCGTGAGAACTAATGTACTTTGAGTTGACCGCTCCCGATAGGCTATCTCTTGAGATGGCTTATTGGGATGCACAAATTACTGGGCTTGACCCTGAATTTATGCCACCGTTGACATTCAATGTTGGAACTGGTAGTATTGAGAAAGTTAGTCGTATTCGTGATAAGTATAATTTAAAAGAATCATACTGGTCAGACAAAGAAGCGACGGGATACTAGGAGATAAAATGTCAGACTATAAAGATGGATTTCAAGACGGGTATAAGTTTGCTCGTGAAGAGATGATGGAAAAGTTATCAGAGATTGATATCGCTGACATCGATACTTGGATCCTTGACCGTCTTTCAGAAATGATTGAAGGTGGAACACTGTGATGGCTGAATGGCTTAAGTGTGATCAATGTGCAGCCCAAGCTATGTGGGAAGCAAAGAAAGATGCAATGTCTCTTTATTTTTGTGGACATCATAAAAATTCACAGGGCGAATCTCTTGTGGACTGGGCCGAAGAAATGGTACAATTACTAAACTACGAGCAAGACCAACTAACAAAGGCGGAATAAAATGGGCGACAGAGCAAACTTTGGATTCAGAGATTCCAAGGAAAATATTGTATTTCTATACGGTCACTGGGCGGGGCACCGAATGCTAGAGAACTTAGCGGACGCCGTGCAGATTGCACATCCACGTTGGAATGACGAGGCATATGCAACACGTATTACTATTAGTCAAATGATTGGTGACGAATGGGCTAGCGAAACAGGCTGGGGAATTAGCGTTAATGAATTGGCCGACAATGAGCACAAGGTCCCTATTATTGATTGGAAGAATAAAACTTTCACATTAATGGAAGAAGACCTGCAGACTGTAGTATTCAGTACAAGCCTTGAGGCATTTGTTGCTAAATATTGTAGTCAACTAAGTGTGGTATAATTAATCTAGGACCTTGGTCCTGGTTTTAATACAGAAATGAAATGGTGCGCCTAACTAGTCTACGGGCCAGGCGCTAAGTAAAGCGGTTTATTTCTTTCGTTGGAAATCAGCAGCCATATTCATTACCCCCTAGTCAGCTTCAACTCTGAGCCTAGGGGGAATTTTTTGCCCGCAAGGGCGAGGGTAACATATCTCTTTTACGAGGTCAATAGCAAAACTCCTGAAAATTTGTGATCTTGACCACAAAGCTGAATAATGTGGCCTGTATCACAGGCAAAATCTATTCCAAATGTCAGTGGTCCATTGTATAATTGGAACATATCAACGAAAGGATATAAAATGCCAAATTGGTGTTACAACACATTAACTATCCAAGGACCTAAGTCTGAGGTAGATATGATTAAAGATAGATTGAATGCTCCATTTACATTAGCACAAGAGACATATGGTATGGGTGATATTTCATCTATGGGTTTCCCCACCAAAATTAAATTAGTTGAATATAATAATCCTGTATTCGCTTTCTTTAATATCCACTCATATAAGGATGAAGGTATTACTGATGAAGAATATGCCTGCCAACCTAATCGTGGTGACATAGATATCAAGAATGACCCTGATTGGTTCCGCAAGTCTGTTGAGTTTGCTAAGACTCAGAAGGATTGGTATTCGTGGAATAACTCTAATTGGGGAACTAAGTGGGATGTAGCCGTATCTGATGAGGAAAAGTATTCTAATACAGAATTACTTGAATACAAATCAGAAGGTGATGACAACTGGCTTGTATATAAGTATGAGACTGCTTGGTCACCTGCTGTAACTATCTTAACTAAACTAAGTAATCTTGTTCCGAACTGCCTGCTCACATTAGAGTTTGAGGAAGAAACAGGTTGGGGTGGGGAATATGAGATTGTCCGTGGTGAAGTAAAAGAACTATTGGCATATGAGAACCGTTGCTATGCTTGCCAGTCTTTTGATTGTATTGACTATTGCGAGAATGACTGCGGTGAATTCTGCTCAGAATGCAATGAGGGCTCTTGGCAGGATGAAGTGGCTATGAAAGAATGTCAGACCCATATGGTATTATTACCTTTGAAAACCTACACACAGGAAGAGGCACTAAATGTCTAGTTTCTTAGAAAATGAAAATGAAATGTTGATTGACGCAATCTTCTCTGAAATTGGAGAACAACTCGTTGAAGATTGGATGAACTCTAATTTAGATGAAGGGCAACTATATGCCGATTGGTGTGTTGCCGATATGTCTAACAGCAATTATCTAAAAGGCAGGTTCAATCAGTTTCACGATTTAAGTCCAACAGATAATTACTACCTACAATGGGATGAGAACGCAGAATGACATACTATAACTTCGTAATTAAATTACACGGCGCCGTTGGCGCTAATAGCGAAGAAGAAGCAATTGAGAAAATCAATGGACATCTTGACGACCTTGGCCAAGTTGAAAGCATTATCAAATATGATTTAGGTTGGCCCGATACGTCTTGGGAATTAGAGGAGGCATAATGTTAGGCTACACAAAAGAAGATATCGATCAGATGTCTAATGCTATACACGATGCAAAGCTTTTTTATATTATGAAATCAGATGTTGAGCAAGTAGATTCCCAACGGCAGTCAGCGTTAGCATCGTGAATTGCATCAGCGAATGCAAATAGTTCCTCATTCTGCACAGGCTTGTAACGCTG